CTAATGAAGAAAGATTAGCAGCCATTCAAGAGTTAAATGCAAGGAGGATTTTGTCTGATAAGGAAGCAGCAGATGCATCAGTAAAGATTGCAGAGGCTGAGGCAAATGCTAAGATTCAGACTTTACAAGGTTATAGTCAGTTATTAACGCAAATATCAAACTTAGCAGGTAGAGAAACCGCAGCAGGTAAAGCCCTTGCAGTTGCAGCCACAACCATCGACACTTATGTAGCAGCGTTTAGAGCATACAAAGAAGGTTTTAAAATTGACCCAACGGGAACGTTCTCTATTATATCGGCAGCAGCAGCAGCAGCGACAGGTATTGCAGCAGTTAAAAATATTCTATCGGTTCAAGTGCCGAATGGTGGAGGCGGTGGAGGAAGTGTTCCATCAATGAACCTACCTACTACTAGACCATCAAGTGGATTCACAATGTTAGGAAACGAAGACCCATTGAGAACCACAAACGAAGGCGGCATGGTTCGAGTATTCGTTACTGAATCGGACATTACTACTTCTCAAAATAGAGTAAGCAGCATCCAAGCAAAGGCGACAATAGGTTAAAATAAACAATCAAAATAATATTTACAAACATGGAGTTACCATTATACGAACTATTTATTGACCTAGAAGATGAATCAGGCGTGGACTTTATTGCGCTAGTAGATGACCCTGCGATTAAAAAGAATTGGCAGGCGTTCCAAAACTTTCAAGATAGCTACTCAGACTATCCAGAGGCAGCCAAAGAAAACGCTAAAATAGCTTTGAGATATGCAGAGGAAAACGGATGGGGCGATTGTGGAACGGCAGTAGGTAAGGCAAGAGCCAATCAGTTAGCTAATGGCGAAGCAATAACGAGAGAAACCATTGCAAGAATGGCAGCCTTTGAACGCCACAGACAAAACTCTCAAAAGGAATTAGGCGATGGTTGCGGTAGATTGATGTGGTTAGCTTGGGGCGGAGATGCAGGAGTTGAGTGGGCGCAAAGAAAACTTGCACAAATAGATAAAAAGACTGAGTTTAAATTCACGGCAGACAAAGAAAAGAGAATCATTAGCGGACCTGCTATGGTTGCTAACTTACCGATTTATAGAAGGCGCAAAGATGACTCAGAATATTACGTAATGTTCAAAGCGGAAACCATTAAAAGCGTGGTAGAGAAGTTTTTTAGAAATCAGTATTCTAACAACTTTAACATTATGCACCGCAAAAACCTTTTAGCGGATGGTGTTTACCTTATTGAATCCATGATAATAGATTCTGAGCGTGGAATTAAAACGCCTATGGGATTTGAGGAACTAAGTGAAGGAAGTTGGTTTATATCCTGCAAAGTTGACAATGACAAAGTATGGGATGATTATATCAAGACAGGCGTATTCAACGGATTTTCAGTTGAAGGCGAGTTTATTGAGAAAAAGATTAGTCACGCAAATAAGCAGCTAGATGAGATACTAGCAATACTCGAAAAAGTAAGATAAATTAAAACAATAAAAAAAACAAATATTTACATTTATGGAAGCACAAGAAGCTATTAAAAGAATCAAGATTGCATTAGGTATGGAAAAGCCTGAGCAAGAATTTAAAGAGGCTAAGTTAGCCGATGGAGTAACTATCGTAACTTGGGATGGTGAATTATTAGGAGCGGATTTGATGGTGATTAGCGAAGAAGGTAAAATACCTGCACCAGATGGAGACCACACTTTGGAAAGTGGCGAGATTGTAACTGTTGCCGATGGTAAAGTTATTAACATCGAACCTGCTAAAGAAGAAGAAGAAGAAATTGAAATTGAATTAGCAGAAGACCCTGAGGTTGAAGCCGAAATTGAATCTGAAGACTACGACATGAAGTCAGTTGTTAGTATGCTTAAAGAGTGTATGACTAAGATTGAAATGTTAGAGAAGAAGATGGGCGAAACTAAAATGGAAGAAAAAGTTGAAGAAGCTATGAGCGCAATCAACAACCACAAAGACGCATTTGTTCAATTAGTAAATTTGGTAGATAAAATAGCTAAGTTACCAAGCGAAGAACCTGCCGAGAAAAGCGGACTATTCAGTTCTATGAAAGTTTCAAAAGAACAACAAGACGAGAAATTAAACGATTTTGCAGAAGCACTTAAAAATTTAAAAACAAAATAAAAAATTATGGCATTTAATGTAACCGCTTTAGCAGCATATACTAAAGCAAACGAAACCCAGCTATTAACTAAAGCCCTTTTTGGTGCTAAGTCAATTAGCTTATTTACTCCACAAATTGGAGTTAAATCTACTCAGCAAGTAAACACTATGGACACCGATGCGGTATTCCAAGCAGATTCTTGCGGATGGTCAGCTAGTGGAACTACTACCTTCTCAGGTCGTACTCTTACTGTGGCTGCAATCAAAGTTCAAGAGGCATTATGCCCTAAAGACTTAAACACAAAGTATCTTCAGTTAACTTTGCCTAGAGGTTCAAAGGATGATTCTATTCCTTTCGAGCAAAAATATGGCGAGTACAAAACAGGCTTAATCGCTGAGCAATTAGAAACAGGCGTATGGCAAGGTAACACTTCTAGCACTAACCAAGCATTGGCTCGTTTCGATGGTTTAATCAAGATTATTGATGCAGCATCAGGTGTAATTGAAGCAAACGTAAGTGGATTTATGACAGGCGCACCTTACAGCGTTTCAGGTGGTATCACTGTTAACAACGTAATTGCAATCATGCAAGGTGTTTACAGAGCATTACCTGTTGAATTGTTAGGCAAAGCAGACGTTAAAATCATGGTAGGAATGAACACATTCAGAACTTACCAAATGGCTTTGACTAATGCGAATTTATTCCATTACAATACCGATTCAAGTTCAAGTAATTTTGAAATCGTTATTCCTGGCACTAACTTAACAGTTGTAGCTTTAAATGGTTTGAATAACACAAACAGAATATTTGCTGCTCAGTTGTCAAACATTTTCTTCGGAACTGACTTGTTAGGCGAAGAAGATAACTTCGAAATCTTCTATGCTAAAGAAGCAATGGAAGTTCGTTACAACGTAGCGTTCAAAGCAGGTGTGCAGATTGCATTCCCTGAAGAAATCGTTAAGTTCACATTGGCTTAGTTCATAGGGGAGGGTAAAATCTCCCCTTATATTTTTTAACAAAAAGGAGATAAAAAATGAGTTGTGCAATCACATCAGGATATACATTAGATTGTAAAGATGCAATCGGTGGTATAAAGAAAGTATATTTCGGAAACGCTGAACCTAGTGCTATGACATTAGGAACAAACGCTTCTGGAGTTATTACAAGTGTAAGCGGTATCTCTTTCTACGCATACGAATTGTTGCCACAAGGTAAAAATAACTTTACCGAGACAATCAATTCAAACGCAGAAGTAGGTACATTATTCTACACCCAATTATTGAGTTTAGAATTTACAAAATTAACCCAAGTAACCCGAAACAAATTAGCTACAATAGCTAAAAGAAGAAACGTAGTTATCGTGGAAACACATGATGGCACTTTCTTTATGTTAGGCGAAACTTATGGGTTAGAGTGTTCAGGTGGTACTGCAATGAGTGGTGCAGCTATGGGCGAATTTCAAGGTTATCAATTAGCTTTAACAGGTATGGAGAAAAATCCAATGGACCAAGTTTCAGCTATCACTTCATTTACGATAGTTAGTTAGTTTTCGATGTTAGTTGTATAAGAGAGGCTGCCTATATGGTAGCCTTTTTTATTATATTTAGGCTAAAGTATATTTAAAAGTATGGTGATACTAAATCAAGGGGCAAACAATGTTATTTTAACACTTACAGAAAAGGTGACAATAAGCAACCCTGTGTTTCTATTTGCCCTTAGTTCTATTCAGACAAATGCAACAGTTTATTTTATTGCTACCGATGTATCACAATACAAAGAGCGTTACAATAAATTCACTTGGACTATAAAGACCAACCCAAACTATAACGCAGGCGAGTTTAACCTACCTATTGAGGGCTTATATTCTTACCAAGTTTACCAACTATCAACACCAAGTTTAACACCGCCTGAGGGTGCAATAATATTAGAAGTAGGGAATGTTCAGTATGGTTATTCTGAGCAAGATTTAACTATTTACGAATTACCAACCAACCAAATCAAGATTTATGAGTAGAGTTCAGTTTGCAGGCGAAGATATTGACAAGTACAAAACGCCCGAGTTTTATCAGGAAAAGAATAAGAAGTACGTTAACTTTGGTTCGGATAATTTATATCCATTATACTTAGTTGACTTGTTTAATAGGTCAGCAAAACACAACGCTATATTAACAGGCAAGCAAACTTACGTTTATGGAGCAGGATTAAAGATGGAGGGCGTTTGGGATTTATTTGCCAACGCAAACAGATTCGATTCTTTGGATGAAATTTTTAATAAGTGCATTTTAGACAAGTTATTGTATGGCGGTTATGCCTTGCAAGTTATTTGGGATAGAGTAGGTGAATCAATAGCCGAGATTTATCACATGGACTTTTCAAAGATTCGTTCAAATGTAGATAACACCGAGTTTTACTTTTCAAACGATTGGGCAGACCCTAAAAGTAAAGTAAAACCTTACAAAGTATTTAACCCTGAAAAGAAGCAAGGCGCACAAATATATTATTACAGAGATTACAGACCTGCAACGGCTACTTATCCTTTACCAGAATACATCGGTGCGATTCCTTATGTAGAGTGTGACGTAGAGATAGCGAATTACCATAGAAGCAACCTGCACAATGAGTTCTTTTTTGGTGGTATATTGTCGTTTAACAATGGCGAGCCAACTGAAGACGAGAAGCAAGACTTAGTGCGTAGGTTAAACAGACGCCACAAAGGCACAGATAACGCAGGTAGGTGGATAATAAACTTCTCGGATAGAGTAGACAACGCACCGACAGTAATTCCTATTCAGCCGAATGAATTAGACAAGCAATTTAACCTACTTAATGAGCAGGTTCAGCAAGAAATATTTGTAGCACATAAGATAACTTCACCAATGTTCTTCGGGATAAGAGTGGAAGGTCAACTTGGTGGCAGAGCAGAGATGATAGATTCATTTAAACTATTTGAACAGAACTACATTAGACCAATTCAGCAGCATTTTGAGCAACTATTTAACTACTTAGCTAATAAGTCAGGCAGCACGGCAACACTTGAGGTAATGCCTTTAGAAATGTTTAAACCTGCGTTTACTGAACAGACATTAATTCAGATAGCTACTAGACCAGAGATGCGAGAAATGGCAGGTTTACCACCTGAACCTGAAATAGTAGAAGCCGAGCCAATGCAAATGAGCAGCCAAGATTGGGAACGTGAAATAAGGGTATTTGCTGAGTTCGGCGAAAGTGCAGATTTATACGATGAGATTGAATCTAGGAAGATAACTTTTAGCGATGACCATTACGAGTTTGAAAGCCATTTAGAGTTTAACGAAAAGGAATTATTCGCAACAATTTACGAGCCTACAACTGCCGAAAAAAAGTTGTTAGATATAGTTACTAAGAATCCGCTAATATCTCAGACTGACATAGCCAAAATAATGGATATGACTAGGGGCGCAGTTGGCAATATGTTAGACAAACTAAAACGTGAGAAACTACTTGG